CGCGTGCAAACTAGGTGAATTGCTGGGAACCCTAAGTCCGCAAGGATATGGCAATCAGCAGGGAAGCCGCGCAAGCGGAACCTTCAACGACTATCCCTTCGGGGAGTAGGGCCAAGTGGTCCGAAGCGCCTAGCCCCTAGTTTCTAGGGTGATGATATAGTCTCGTCCCTGTCCGAAAGGCAGGGGAGCTGCTTCGTGCAGCCGGTCTAGTCTTACGAACTAGATTGAAGAAATCGTTTTCGATCAAATCGGAGAAGCAGCTGCGGTTGCGCGCACGTCGAGGCACGGGGATACACCCTTAGTCGAGACACCGCACAGCCGGAGGATGGTATCCCTCACTTCGTATGAGTGGGCCGACCTCAATGGGGTCGTAACTGGGTGAACTGCTGGAAAGCTAAGTCCGCAAGGATATGCCAATCAGCAGCCAAGCTCGAAAGAGAAGGTTCAGAGACTATCCGCAAGGAGTACACCGCAAGCGCGGTGGAAGCGCCCAGCCCTCATGGAGGGAAGATATAGTCCGATCCTGCGGGAAACCGTAGGCAGCGAAAGCGGGTCGGGATTAGCGCCCTCGACTGAACTGTTACATTGACGATGCTGACAAAGTCCGCATGCTTATTGACCCAACGTCCTCGTATGCCCGTGCGGCAGCGGCGGCGATTGGTCGGGCAATGGACGATGCCGTCATCGACGCACTCGGCGGAACTGCAAAAACTGGAAAGGAAGGATCGACTTCAACCTCGTTCCCTTCGACCCAGAAAATTGCACATGGGTCAGGTGGGCTAACGATAGCCAAATTGGTGAACGCTAAGAAACTCTTAGACGCCAATTCAGTAGATCCATCGATCAAGCGATTTATTGTAGTATCGCCTGAGCAGATTGAAGACCTGCTCAACAGCACCACTGTCACTTCTTCAGACTTCAACACCGTCAAGGCGTTGGTCCAAGGTGACATAAATACGTTTGTTGGATTCGAGTTTATAGTATCGAACCGTTTGAAAGTTGACGGCACGCCTTCGCGCCTTTGCTACGCATTTGCGCAAGACGGCATCAAACTTGCAATCGGCAAGGACATTATGGCTCGCATCGATGAGCGCAGCGACAAGTCTTATTCAACGCAGGTGTACTACTGCGCCACGTTTGGTGCCACCCGCATGGAAGAAGACAAAGTCGTTGAAATCGCGTGCAACGAGTAAGGGAGGGATTGAAAAATGGCTAACGTTAATCAGACTCTCGCTAGCAACTTCGTTGCTGACCCTCAAGTCTTCAGCCCAGTCCATCAGCTCCACGGCTCGATGCGTATCGCTTGCGGTACGATTGCGCTTGCTGCTGGTGATCTTTCGGCTGGTGACACGGTAATGCTTGCCCCCATCCCGACGAATGCGGCGGTGGTAAGCATCGTGCTTTATAACGATGATCTCGACAGCGGTACGACCAACACCTGTGACGTTGGTTTGTACACGTCTGACGGCGACGTCACTGCCAAGGACGATGATTGCTACGCAAGTGCAATCACTGACTTGCGTGCAGCCGTTGTCGGCGCAGGCACCGAGGTCGCGTTTGAGGCCAGAAATATCAATGTGATGGGTCAAAAGGTATTCGAGGACGCTGGCGACAGCACAGATCCGAATACTCATTACTTCGTAGGACTTAAGTTCGACGCTGCTGGCGACACTGCTGGCGATCTGTCGTTCAAGATCACCTACATTGTTGACTGATTGAGAGGGGGGCTTCGGCCCCCCTTTCTTTTCAAAGGATTTAAGATGGCATCAAACGTCGATATCTGTAACTCGGCCTTAAATATGATTGGCGCGAGCAACATCATCTCGCTGACAGAAGACAGCCGCGCGGCGCGCGTCTGCAATCAGCGGTTTGAGTTTGTCCGCGATGCCGTCATGCGCGCACATCCGTGGAACTGCCTCATTGTGCGCACCAGCCTCAGTGCCGACAGCGACACACCAGCGTTTGAGTTTGACCATCAGCACACATTGCCGACAGATCCATACTGCCTGCGCGTGTTGCGGCCAGAAGACCCAGATACAGTGTTTCGAGTAGAAGGCCGCAAAATCATCAGCAGCACGACACCATTCAAGATGATTTATGTCGCGCGTATCACAGACCCTAACGAGTATGACCAACTCTTGATAGAGTCCATCGCGTCACGGCTTGCTGCCGACATATCGTATGCCCTCGTCAACAGCGCCAGCCTGTCGCAGATGCTGATGGCAACGTATGAAAACAAACTATCCGAGGCGCGGTTTGTAGACGCAACCGAAGGCACGCCTGCAAACACGGTCAACATTGATCGCGCAAGTTATGCCGAGTCTGACGTGCTGATTGCTTCGAGGTTCTAGTGCCAAAAGTAAGCAAAGCCTTTGCAAACTTCACGGCGGGTGAAATCACGCCGAAGCTGTTCGGGCGCACCGACATCTCAAAGTACGACAACGGCGCCGAGACAGTTGAGAACTTTCTGGTCCAGCCGCATGGTGGTTTATCACGTCGGCCCGGAACGCGGTTTGTGTCTGAGGTCAAAAACAGCTCCAATGCTGTGCGGCTCATACCGTTCGAGTTCAACGTCGAGCAGGCATACGTCTTGGAGTTTGGGCCAACTTACTTCCGTATCTATCGAGACGGCGGTCAGGTTGAATCCGGTGGGTCAGCGGTCGAAGTGACAACTGTTTATACTGCATCGGATCTGGCAGGGCTGAAGTTTGCACAAGCGGCAGATGTCATGTACGTCGTCAGCCCTAATCATCCTATCTATAAGATAACGCGCACAAGTCACACGGCGTGGACCTTCACCGAGGTGACGACACAGCGCGGCCCGTTTCTTGATCAAAACATCACCACCACTACGCTCACACCTGACAGCCGCGACGGCACGATCAGACTGACAGCAAGCGCGAGTCTGTTTACTGCTGACGATGTTGGGCGCTTGGTTAAGATTGAGGCCGGTTTTATCAAGATCACAGCGTTTACGTCGGCAACGGTTGTAGACGGCACGGCACAGGAACTGGAAGACGGCCGCGCAGAGATCCTGCCTAGCTACACCGCCTCGACAATCTCGTTTCACGAAGGCGACCCGGACGCCACCGGACTGGAGCACAACGACCGCATCGAAGACACAGCGGCCGCGTTTATTGATGAAGGATTCAAGATAGGCCAGACAATCATCATCAGCGGTACAACCTCAAACAATAACTCCACCGGCTTTTTGGTGGTCGATGTGACTGACAGCGTCATCACCTTGGCACCCGGCGCTGATCTTGCCACAGAGGCAGCAGACAGCGGCCACACAATACAGGGCAAGTTGGTTGCAACTGACGAATGGTCACTGGGTGCCTTTAGTAAGACGACCGGTTTTCCGCGCGCGGTTGCGTTTTACGAGCAGCGCCTTGTATTTGCTGGCACGTCTGAGCAGCCGCAGACGCTCTTTTTTAGCCAAGGCGGCGACTTTGAAAACTTTGAGAGCGGGACCGCAGCCGATGACGGCATGGTCTACACAATCGGTTCTAACACCGTAAACGTGATCAGGTTTTTAGCATCAACGCGAAACCTGATTGTGGGAACATCGGGCGGCGAGTTTGTAGTGAGGGCGTCAGGCGCTGACGAAGCGATCACCCCGACCAACATACAGATTAAGCAACAAACATCGCACGGGGCTGCGGACATGACGCCCATGCAGGCAGGCAACGCGGTGCTGTTTGTGCAGCGCGCCAAACGCAAGGTGCTGGAGCTGCAGTTTAATTTTGACGTTGACGGCTATATTGCACCAGACGTCGCGCTCATCTCTGAGCATATCACGGAGAACGGTCTGGAGGAGCTGGCCTACCAGCAAGAGCCGGACTCTATCTTGTGGACCCGTCGCGGCGACGGGCAACTTGCCTGCATGACCTACAAGCGCGAGGAGCAGGTGATCGGCTGGTCGCGTCAGATCATCGGCGGCGTGTTTGGTACAGGTGACGCGGTCGTGGAAAGCATTGCTTCCATACCGGGCGACCTTGATGAAGATCAGGTGTGGGTCGCGGTCAAGCGCACAATCAATGGCGCGACCAAACGATATGTAGAGTTCATCAGAGACTTTGATTTTGGCACTGACGTCAACAACGCAATCTTTGTTGACAGCTCGCTGACCTTTACAGGCGTGACCAGCACGCTGGCAGACGCCTCTTCGTTCCCCAGTTCGGGCGCCATCAAGATCGGCACCGAGGTCATCACATACAGCGGCAAAAGCACGAACGACCTGACCGGCTGCGTGCGTGGCGTGGTCGGTCCCGCTGCAGCGCACAGTTCGGGCGCCACAGTCACACAGGCGACGTTGTCGCTATCAGGTCTCAGCCACCTCGAAGGCCAGACTGTCAGCATCCTGGGCGACGGCTCCGTTCATCCTGACAAGACAGTATCGAGCGGTGCGGTCACACTGGAGCGGTACGTCACGAAGGCACACGCCGGGCTGTCCTACAACTCAACACTCCAAACCCTGCGTGTAGACGCTGGCAGTGCGATGGGTACGAGCCAGGGCAAGATCAAGCGCATCAACGAGCTGACCGTAAGACTGTTTCGGTCAGTCGGTCTCAAAGTTGGACGAGATGCAAACAACCTTGACATTGTCCCGTTCAGATCATCTGCCACAGCGATGGACGCGCCCATCTCGTTGTTTACTGGCGACAAAGAGATTGAGCTTAATGGCAACTACGACACTGACGGGCAGCTGACAATCCGCCAAGATCAGCCGCTGCCAATGAACATCCTCGCGGTTTATGCAACGCTGAGTACCTTCGACCAGTGAGGCTTGTGCCGTTTGAGATAGCGCACGGTGAGGCGCTGCTTGAGGCTGATTTGAACGACGACCGTAACCGCCCGGCGCCTGAGTTTGGCAACTTTATGCCGACGCTGGTGCATGAGGGGATGGCTTTTACCGGCATCGACAACGGCCACCTAATCGGTGCTGCTGGCATCTTCCCGCTGTGGCAGGGTGTGGGAGAGGCGTGGTTTCTAGGAGCCAGCCGGGTGGGGCGGCATCAGTTCCGCGTGGCGCGGTTGGTGCGCGAAAAGCTAAACGAGATCGCAGAAGAGCAGGGTATGTGGCGGGTGCAGGCTGCTATGCGCAGCGATTGGCCCGAGCTGAAACGCTGGGCAAGGTTTCTCGGCATGAAACACGAAGGCCACATGCCGATGTACGGCGCAAACAAACTTGACTACGAAAGGTATGCGAAAACATGGCAGTAGGAGCAACCATCGCTGGGACATTGTTCTCGGCATACGGCCAGATGCAAACC